GGGTATGGGGGATGAGAAACTAATTGAGTATAGGGTCTACACTCCCCACAAAGGGTATATAACATATCCAGAAATCAGTAAAAATAAAAAAATTTGGAAAGAATGCCGATCTCCGTTTAAATTAATGACGATGAGAAACAAAGAATTACAATTAGCATCTGTGGTTGAAAGGGCAATCGAGATATATGCGACAACCCCTGAAGTAACCCATCAGCATGTTGCAGATACAGTTGGTATTAACTTTAAAACTTTAATGCGAATCAGGCGTGATCCGAACTTCTGGGCTAAGGTTTATGATTACTACATGACTACCTTTGAAGGTGATGTAGTAGGTGTTTTAAAGGCAGCAGTAAGGGAAGCAATGGCTGGTAATGTCGCAGCACAGCGATTAGTATTAGAACATAGTGGTAAATTGCAGAAGAACATAAACATTACCATTGATAGTCCATTTGAAAAGTGGATGAAGAAAGCCGAAGTTGGTAATGATGCTGTAGAAGCTGAAATTATAAATGACTTTGGTGAAGATATTGTATTGCCTGAAAGAACTGCTGATAATAGTACTAAATCTGCAAGTGAACAATTAAAGAAACTGCGTAATAGCCAGAATAAGGCTAAAAGAGCAAAAAGCCGAAATAAACTACGCAGAGAGCAACATAAGTGGCTTAAAAGGGCAGAATTGGCAGGAATAGAACCATTACCTGCTGGTAGACCTACCAAAGGTCAAAAGAAAGCGTGGGAAGATAGTATTATAGCTCAAGAGATGAAGGCATCGAAATCGAAGAAGGAATAATCTGGCAGTAGCAAAACTCCTTGCATACTGAAAAACCACTTGCAGGAAGTCCTATTGTTTCCCATTCATCCCAAGATCGTACTGCTCCAATCCTAAGTTCACAATCTGGACATATTTTAGGACTACCAACACTTACCCATTGCATTTCTACGCTATCCCCATAAACTCGATCCTGTCCAACTCGAGATGCGTGCATAGTTGCTGATACAATTCCTCGCTTAATGGTATTTCGTAATTCCCCGAAGATTCTTCCACCTGTGGCAAGATCATTTCCCAAAATATTAAGGATTGCTGCTTCTGAAACTCCAGCGTTTCGTAAAAGTGCAATTTCTCTTTCAATCCTCGTGATAAAAACATCAATTCCGAAACTAATTCCCAGCGTTGCCCAGAGCAGGATGTTCTCATCCTCTTCTTTAAGATCTTGCGTATTTTGTTCCTCATCAGCCATTACTTTTTAAGTGCCTTGCCTATATCCTTTGATATGGTTTTAAAAACTTCTTTAGAATTTTTATCATAATTTGGATGTCCTTCTGCAAATCCTATGAAAGGTCTTTTGGGTCTTTTAATACCAACATGATTATCCCATCCATATCCGTTCATTGATAGAGTATCACCTTTAGCTCTAATGCTTGTTAATAAACTCTCTGTATCCACCATTACCTTAGAATGTCCTTTTAATCTTATTGTAAAAGGGGTGTTGTCAGCTAACTTCTCACCAACCCTACCTCTCTGGTTATCGATATTGTTTAATGTTTCTGTTTCCCATTGTTTGGCTATGGTGGAAGAAGTACCTTTTAAAATACTATTTATGTTTTTAGCTAATTTGCTGAAGCTGAATGTAGTTTTAATCTGTAACTTCACGGGCAAAATCCTCACCTAAATTCTTGGCTTTTAAATATCGTGGAACTTCTTTCATTATTGCATCTTCAGCAACCTGTTCAGCCCACTCCTGTGGGTTTTCCAATATCTCCTCAATATTACCTTTAAGCTCTATGTTAAAGCTGTGTAGTTCCTTGAGCTGCTTCACGAGCCTTCTCAAAGATTGAGAGTTTTTGGTTTCTTTGTTTGTTTGAGGCAATTATAAGCTCCGCTTGTTCTTGTGTTAAATCGTTATTGTATTCTAATAGTAGTTCAACTTCACCTATTAAATTAAGTTCTAATCTATGTTTATCCCAAAGTATTTGGTCTTGCACCGTCTTGGGATATTCTGGCTCTTTGAAATCCAAACCGAGTTCAGATGGCAAAGAAACGCCAAAGCTGGAAGCAATCTGTCGTTCAACTCGGTAAAAATCCTCCTCATACATCTTCCAAAGAGCCAAATCATCCTGATAATCCTCTGTTCTTTCCAAATCCTTAATCATAAGCGAAATGCCAGAAGGAACTTCACCCCCCTGCTCTGACCATTGAACCCAGAGGTGATTATTTTGAGCCACGAGTTCAACGAGGAACTTGATATTCTCGATAACCCCTTGTACATTGCCTTGAGGAGCAACGATTTGGTAAGTAGAACCCTCTGGCAATTCTAAAGTAACATCTGAACCTGTTCTCTGATTATTTCCCATTTCAGCACCTATCATTACAGGCTGTCCAAACATTTGAAAACGAAGTCCAAGCTGCATCTCAGTCATGGCAATATTAACATGTTCATTTGCATTGATTATATCATTTGCACCTTCTACATAAAAGCTGTCTGTCTGGTTTTCCCTGTGGGTAAAAACAAATGGCAAAATACCATAATTATGAAGTCTTTCATCAATAACCTTACCATTTTCTTCTGTAAGAATATACTTTTCGGCATCCCAATAGGCATAGGTTAGATTTTCAGTTTTTGAACTATCTTCCACAGGCTGCAATATTGGATAAGTCAAGGCAGATGGAACGAAGGGATCATCTTCAAAGAATACATGAAAATAATAAACAGGTCGATAATCATAATAAGGAGTTTCTCCCTCGTTCCATACAACTCTTGTTGCAATAGTACCACAAAGGCGTGTCATTCTTTCTATGTGCTTCATGCGGGCAGACTTTAAAGTAGTGAGTTCATCGTATTTGTCATTTACATTACGATTTGCACCGATTGTGTATATTCTTGACATCTTGTTGATAAATTTTCGTGTAATGTTAGTTTCTACGGGTGGTATTTCTCTGAAAGCTTCACCTGAAAACATATTTGAAATGTATTGCTTTGTATCATTACCATTGTAATAATCAAGCAGTTTTTCTATGTGCTTGCTACGCTTCTTGGCATTAAATAATTTTAAATCTTTTATTGATTCCTGTATTAAATCCATCATCTTTTAATTAATTTAACCTCCCTATTTTTTATGGGGAATTTATTTATGAAAAAATACCTAACCATATCACATCCGTGATCGTGATACCCATCTTTAAGGCTATCAGGTTTTAAATCTCCCGTGCTTTCTGGATAACGCAAACTTTCTAAATCTTCCTGTATTCCCTCGCAATGTTCATCAATGTGAAACCTACGAGTTCCATCAGCACTCTCAATGAATGCTCTAACATGGCTTTCACCAGATGGCTTGTTGCGGGATGCTTTATCTCTTACTGATTTCACCATAATTCCATTCCTGCGAAATATCTCAATATCACCAAGTCCTGATTGCCCTTGAGCTTGCATCCCTGCTGGATCACCAAAATATTCCATTACATTATAGCTTTTAGCCTTTATTAGTTCAATTAAAGTATCTGTCTTAATATTTTCTTCGTGTATGATTTCATCTATCATGTTTATATGCGAAATGCCACCAACCTTATAAACTTGAAACCAACCAACAGCAGGCATGCGAAAGCCGAAGTCAATAGAACAATAAGTTGGAAAGTTAGGGCTATGAGGATACTTGCCAACATCAAGATTCCTATCAAAGGGATATACCCTACCTGCGAAACTCGTAAATTTTGCACCATATTCTTGATCGAATACCTCCTTACTCATATTGCGTTTTCGTTCTACTATTACTGAATTACTAAGCCCATTTGGATATGCGTGATGATTCTCCCAAGCTGGAGCAGTATGAGATTCCCACATTGCATCTTTCTTTCCAAGTAGATATTTATCATATACCCAGTTAAAGCCCTGTGGCGTTGTAATGAAAATTGCCTTTCCATTTCTACGCCCAACAGCAGGTGAAATGTACATATCCCATATATCCTGTTTCATTTTCGCTGCCTCATCCAGAACAACAAGATCATATTCATCACCAACTAAAGAATCGGGATTATCAGCCGATAAGCCTTCTATTGAGCTGCCCCATTTAAAGCGAACATACTGATCTTTCTCAGATGATTTAACTACTGATGATTTATTTGGAATTACCATTGTTCTCCAGATTTCATCAAACAACAGTTTGGATTTCTTGTAAGATAACCCCACAAGGGCAACTTTTTTATCTGGCATTGAGGCAACGAAGGAAGCCTCTTTAGCCGATGCATAAGTTTTTCCATATCCTCTGCCACAAACAATCACAAAGAAACGAGAGCTTTTTTTCTTTGGGAAATGTAGCATGGATTGACCCCTATGAGGCGTATAGCCCATGAACTCAAACCACTCTCTTTTATATGTC